CTTTCGTGATGCCAAACATCAAATGCAGATTGCAGCAGCTCAACGCAACGACGACAAGCCCATATGGAAGAAGGCTTGGAGCGCAGAAACTGGCGGTGTAATGTGACACTAAATACTCTATATACAGAATTTTCAATGCCAAATAAAAAAGTCAATCTCAGTGTAGGTCGTGGTGAAAAACTCAGTGTAGCCAAAGGTGCTGGCCTCACTGCCAAGGGACGAGCCAAGTATAACAAAGCCACCGGCAGCAATCTAAAAGCTCCGCAAAAAAAGGGTGCAAGGCACGACAGCTTTTGTGCTCGCAGTGCGAGTTGGACTGGTGAGCGCGGTAAGGCTGCTAGAAAGCGTTGGGGTTGCTGATATGGCCAAACCAGGTTTATATGCCAACACTCAAGCCAAAAGAAAACGCATAGCTGCCGGATCCGGAGAGCGTATGCGCAAGCCTGGCACCAAGGGTGCTCCTACAGCGCAGGCCTGGCGGCAAGCAGCCAAAACAGCCAAAAAGAACAAAGGAACCTAATTGTGTTCGATATTAAAAATGTAGTCATCAGTAATTTAAACGGCCACTCCGGCATGATGGCCAGATTCGTAAAGATGAAAAGTCTGTTGGACCAAAAAGCCTCAGCCAATCTAAGACTCTTGGCCACCAAAAACAACATCAACCGTAACAGCGATTATCAATATCTGCTGTTGCCAGTCAACAACAGCACTGCGCCAGTCAACGGTATCGACTACATTCACCCTGTGGTAAAACCAGTGGTAGACTATGCCACAGCAGTTATCACCAAAGGCATTGCACAGAACGGCGAGATCAATTTCGAATTCGTAGCAGACAATGAAGCAGATGCCACAGCAGCTCGTCAAGCCACCAACATGGTTCACAAGCTGATCAATCAAAACAACGATCCTCACAGCATACTACAACATTGGGTCATGGATGCCTGCTTGCACAAGAATGGCGAGATGATGGTCAGTCCGTGGCGCGAAAGTTTTGTTCGCTATGTGACCACACAGGGCACCATGGACCAATTGGCCGCATTTGAAGCACAGGCTGCAGAAGGTGGCTTGACCACACTGCGTCAAAGTCGTCGTAAGATAAGTGTAGACATGGCCGCAGTGATCAATGAAGCACAGGGCAGTTTGGCCTCAGTGGCCGCAGATCGTCAGGATGAATTGCTGCAAACGCAGATCGACATTGCAGGCAATGCCAGTGAAGACATCGACACACCCATGCCCACTGACATGCCTTTGGAGTCAGAAGACGGCGACCAAGTGTTAAATGAGGCCATTCGTCGCAACACAGTGTATGAAGCCAAGTATAAACTTACAGGCTACAACATCAATATCAAGTTCCGTCCAATTGCACAACACTATTGGATGTGTGATCCCACAGTAATCTCCATCGAAGAACAACCATTCTGCGGCTACTACAAGCCCATGAGTATTCAGGAAGCCACTGAACTGTATCCGGATATCGATGTGGACCAATTCAAAGTCTACGCTGAATACAGCAATGTGGGCAGTTACCAAGCTGGTAGTTTGTTGAACAACTTGGCCATACACGCCAGAGACAGTGTGCCAATCAATGGCCTACCGGCACAAGGTTACAGCGCACAAGAACCAGAAGCACGACAAGTCACAGTGTTGACTGTTTGGAATCGCTATGACATAGACAATGACGGCGAACTAGAACTAATAGAATTAATCTACAGTGGTCAATATGTGATCAGTGCTAGAGAAGTAGAGTTTATTCCTGTGGCCAACATGGTTCCAAAACCATTAGCACAGAACTTCTACGGCATGAGCATTGCAGAAAGTGTGATCCCTGCACAAGAATACATGACTGCTGGACACAGAGCAGAGATACACCTAGGCCTACAACAGGCCACCAGTAGAATAGGTGTCAAGCCCGACAAGCTGGACTTCGAAATGTTGCAAGACGGCGAAGCAGCTATCTTTGTTTTGGACTCAAAGTTTGATCCAGCCAAAGACATCTACCAAATCCCAGGACCCACAGGCGACATTCGTTTCATTGACCAAGCCATCAACCGTATCCAACAGGATGCCATGAGCATGGTGGGCATGGTGACTCCAGGCGACACATTCAATCCGCAGATCATGGATCCGGGCAACAGCGGTATCAAACTGCAAATGGCTCTGGGCCCAAATCAAATCATACAAGACAACACAGTTAAGAATTGTGCCAGTGGCCTCAAGGATGCCATTTACTTGGTATGGCGCACCTTGATAGCGTTTGGTGATGACTACGGCGTTAAGAAATTGGCTCAAGAGTTTCATCCAGATGGCAAGCCCATATTCTTGGACTTTGAAAAGTTCGACGACATGGACTTCAATGATCGCAAGACCATACATATCGAATTGGCACTTGGCATGAAATCGGAAGAAAACAGTTTACAACGCTTACAAGTTATCAAGCAAGCACAAACAGGTTTGGCTGCTGAAGTCACTGCAGGTGTCTCCAGTGGTGCATTGACTGTGCCTGCATTCAAGAAACTGCGCAAGCCCTACGAAGACATGCTGTATGTGCTGGGTGTCAAAGACGCAGATGTTTACTTGCCTACCGAAGAAGAAGTCATGGAAATGATCAAACAGAGCCAAGCTGCCATGGCCAATAAACAACCTAGCCCAGATGATCAGAAGAAGATGGCCGACACAGAATTGAGCCGTGCCAAGACCAAAGAGATCCTGGACAGCATCGAAGGCAATACCGCAGAGAAACAATTGGAAGCCATCAGCTTGTTAGAAGAGGGCAAGGCTAGAACTTACTAAATAAAGTTAGGATGGAATTGAAATGATCGATGAAGATCTAGTAGAAGCCTATAACACTAGAGTTAAGGTGGATTTAAATAATGTAAAGAAGATGACTCCAGCGCAGTTGGACCGAGTCAAAGTGTATGGAAGCCAAGCAGAAAACATGCTGGCCAACAGAGACTTTGTGCAGTTCATACATCACTTCAAATTTGAAGTAGCTGAAGCAATAGGTGGTGTCGGTGGACACACCCAAGAAGACAATGCCAAGAGGATTGCACTCAGCAATCATCTAGCTGGAATAGATAGTTTTATTGCTACACTGCAAAGAGCAGTGTATTATAAAAATAAGGTGGTAAGTCAGCAACAAAAAGAGCTGGACCCCAACCTGTAACCTAGGAAAAGTATGGAAAATATAGTTCGTGATACACCTAATGTCCCTGTGGACACGGTCCCTGTCAAAGAAGCCAGTATTGGATTGGATGCAATAGCTCAAAAGATGGCCGCAATGCGTAACCGTCCCGAAGCTACCGAACAAACTGGTGCAGGTAGTTCGCGGGTGGCAACCCAAGATCGCCCTGTGGTGCCCGAAGGCGTTGAAGTCAGCAGTGACAGCAATACCGATTTAGTAGAGCCCGAAGTTGTAGAGCCCGATGCAGAGTATAGTGAAAGCACAGATGAAGATTCCGCCCCTGAAGAGGTAAGCGATTCGAATTCCGCTGAAGCAGAGATTATCGATTTCTTGGAGTTCGCAGAAGAACATCCAAACGCCAAGTTTAAATTTAAACGCAATGGCAAAGACATCGAAATTGACGCTAAAAAAGCCGCAGCAATACTAGGTCAAGGTGCAGCAATTAGTGAAGATGCGAGACAGTTGAAGATTGACAGATCTGAGTTTGATGAATACAAAGACAGCAAACGCAGTGAAACAGAAGGTCTGATACTGGCAATGGAATTTACTGTAGCTCCTCGAATACAGAGTGCGTATGATGAGATCTTGCGAGTGCAAGGATACCAAAATACATTCCAGCAACAGTTGACTCAGGTCCAGGATCCCGCACAACGGGCCAGGATACAAGCCAACATGGCGCAGAATGAAAAGTATCTGGAACAGCAGGCCCAAACTGTGAATCAGTTGAAGCCCAAAATGGATCAATTCTACAGTATTCGTCAACAGCAGGTTGCTGAAGTTCTCGACAACAGTCGCAAGAATTTCAAAGACAAAGAACTGCGTAACGAATATGTGTATAAAGAAATACGCGACAAAGTAAGCAAGGATTGGGCAGGTGCAAGTAGGCAGTTGGTGCCTGGCGTGGCAAACATAGATTTAATTGCCAGCGACGAACATATATTGTCGTTGCTGCGTGATGGTCTTAAATTTCGCGACAGACCCAAGGCCAAGCAAGCTGGCAACAGCATTGCAGCTTTGACCTCTCAGAAGCGCGGTGGAACCACCATAACCAGTCGAGCCGGAAATCAACTCTCGGATCTAGAACAAAAAGCCAAATCGGGTGACAGAGTCGCCCAAGACAACCTCTTAGTAGCCAAGATGAATGCATTAAGGTCACAAAGAGGCGGAAGATAAAAAAATGCTATTAATATAAAGGAAAAATAAAATGGCTTATAATTCAACCACAGCGATTGGCAATGGAACAGGCGCTTACCAAACCGATATCGTTGTTAAAGATCTAGACTTAGATGTCTCTAACCGCGTTAAAGACGATACACCTGTTTTGAACATGTGTATGGCCAAGAAACGCAAAGTAGTTTCTACACTACCATTGTGGACCAACGATACATATCGTCTACCAGAAATCCAAGCACAATTGGAAGGTGCAGCAGTCAGCTCCAGCCTAGTAGAAGCACAAAGTCGTGCCAACTTGGGCAACTACACTCAGATCTTCTCCACAGTCGTTGGTGCTACTGGCACTGCTCGCGCTGTTGAGCAGTCAGGTGGAGATCCACAAGCATATCAAGAAGTCAAGCAATTGATCGAATTGATGTTTGATGTGGAAGCACAGATTGTTCGTAACGATCAAATCGGAACCAAGTTCTCTGGTCAAAGCGGTCTTGCACTGGGTGTCAGTATTCCTGCTCCTGTGTTCACAGCCAATGTGACAGTGCCCGGCAACACCAGCGCCAATGTGCGAGTTGCTAATAGCAACGGTGTTGGTCCTGCAGTAGCTACTGGTCGTCGTATGGGTTCACTAAACTCATTCGCAGGCACACACAGCTTTAACCCATTGACTGCCACCACCTATGAAACTTATTACAACAATGAGAGCAATGATTCGGTTGTCACAGCAGCCAATGTATGGATCGTTGGCGGATCACCAGTCAGCGGCACTTTAACCGACAACGGTCAAGGCCTAGGTTCTAACTATTATGTATACACCGGCGCACTGCAACAGTTCAGCCCAAGTTTATACAAGCAATTGGTTACAACTGCTGAACAGCGTTTCAACGCCAAGATTCGCACAATCGTTTGCCCAACCAGCTTGCGCACACACCTGAGCGACACAATGCCTACCAGCCGTAGCATTAACCGTGTTAATTCGGAGCGTGGCGACACAATCGCTACTTACGAAGGCGACTTCAACTACACTTACGAAATCTTTGATTCTTGGATCATGGACAGTGTTGGTGCTGGTAACCAGATCTACTTCTTGAACGAAGAAGTGATTCAGTGGGGTAGCTTGCGTGACCTAGGACCTAACAATGAAGTGTTCAGCAATGCAGACGCATCGCTAGATCAGTTCATCATGGAAGGAACATTGATTGTTCGCAACCCAGCTGGTGTTGGTGTTCTACACGATATCAGTGCTAGCGGTGCTTACAGTGGCTTTACTGGCAGTGGTGCTACAACCATTACTGGTTCGCTACGCTCTTCTACCAATGTGGTTCGTTTGGACAACTTTGGTGGCGCATCATTCTAATCCCCAGGGAATAGAAAATAAAAAAGGGCACTTCGGTGCTCTTTTTTTATGGCCGGCTGAGTCCATGGAGGGAATATTACTGATACTAAATACTATATGAATGAATTTTCCAACTATCAAGACGCATCACTATTGCAAGGACCCGACCCAGAGCACGATGAACGAGCTCATAGACAAGACCATGGCGGTTTAGTCACAGCTGACAACGGCATAGCCGATAGATTGTTAAGTAATGACAAGCTATACAATGCCATGAAAGGCGATTGGAGCAGAACAGAGTTTAACAAGAGTCGAAATGTTCGAGTTACCACAGGCCGCGAAGACGGCAAGTTCTATGTCAAACGCGAACAGTTGAATGTGGAATATATTGCTGAAATCTGCGCAGATTATCGCGCCAGAGCAGAAGCAGGTTATGTAGATCCATTGGCACCCATAATGCCCGATGGTAAAATAGGTTATAAATGGATGGAACTGCCAGACACTATTGCTATTCAAATTGGTAATGACTATTTTGGTGGCATGAGTTGGCAAACTATCAAACGCGACAAGACACTGAAAGCACAATTCTACAAAGTAGTAGAAAAAGAATATTCAGCTTTTGTCTGCTATCCGGGAGGCAAGTTGCCCATACCAATCGATGTGCCATATCCCACCAAGGTTGGAGCAGAACGCTTCTTTGCCGGAGCCAATTTCGTAGGAAAATTACAATGAGCACAATGATCCCTAATGCCACAGCATTAGTCAGTTACATAAAAGACTTCACAGGTAGCAGCAACGACGCCGAAATTAAACAATGTATCTTTTTGGCCGAGCTGTCAATGCGTAACATTGAACTGCCGGGTTTGAGAACAGATCCATACTCTGTGACTGGCACTGTGGACAGCACCGGAGCAGTGCCCATTCCCGCAGATCTCAACAGACCAATTTTGTTCTTTCAACAAGGCGCCGGTGGCAACAGCAATGCTGGACCGTTCATTGTGTATGATCGTATCGGCGATCGCGACATGATTGCACAACAACTCATAGCACAATTTTTTCTCAGCCCAGTCAATGTGCCGCAGGTGTTTCGCGGCAGTTTCAGTGAAGTTGGTCAGAAGTATGAATTTACTCCGGCTGTTAGCGAAGGCACAGTGATCAACATGTATTACTATACCACATGGCCACTGTTGTTCAGTTTGGAATCAGATGGAGTCACAGTGGTAGAAAACAATGTGGTGCTGCAGAGTTGGCCCGAAGGTTATGTTTATGGCACACTGAGAGAATACTATCTAAAACGCAAGATGGCTGAAGACGCCGCAGTGTGGAATGCTAAATTTACCGAAGCCTACGATTTAGTGGAAGATCAGAATAACAAAGGCAAGTGGAGCGGCGGACATACCAAACTAATCAGCGTGTTCCAGCCTAGAATAGGCCGACGCCTAAGCACAAGATAATAAGGAAAATCTAATGGCCAATGTATCAGTAAGCAATACAACAGGTTTATATATTGGCAGCGGTGCTGCTTCGGTATTAAACAACGCACAACAACTATTGGGTCTGTTGAGCAACAACGGTGGAGTTGTATTCAGCTTGGATCCTACCACCAGCAACACCAAAGTGCAAGGCAATGCACAGGCTGCGGGTGGCAACTACGGCAACAGCAATGTGGCAGCATTCCTGCCTACCTACACTGGTGCTATGACCAGTATGACTGGTGCTGTGACCACCACAGCCAATGTGACCGGTGCATTCATATTGGGTAATGGCAGTCAGCTCACAGGCCTAGGTGCAACATATTCCAACACCAATGTGGCTGCGTTCTTGCCCACATATACTGGTGCTATCTCGTCGATGACGGGCAACCTTACTACTACGGCCAATGTTCAAGGCTCATTTATCTTGGGCAACGGAAGTCAGCTGACTGGATTGCCGGCAACTTACAGCAACACCAATGTGGCTGCGTTCTTGCCTACCTACACTGGTGCTATCTCGTCAATGACTGGTAACCTTACTACTAGTGCCAATGTGCAAGGCGCATTCCTACTGGGCAACGGATCGCAACTAACTGGCATTACTACCAATTATTCCAACACCAATGTGGCCGCATTCCTGCCCACTTACACAGGCGCCATTTCCAGCATGACTGGCAATTTGACCACTACGGCCAATGTGCAAGGTGCATTTATTTTAGGTAATGGTAGTCAGTTAACTGGCATAGTTGGATCGACTTACTCTAATACCAATGTGGCAGCATTTCTGCCTACCTATACCGGTGCAATGACCAGTATGACTGGTAATGTCACAACCACTGCCAACATTCAAGGCGGTAATATCGTTACCAGCGGCGCCAGCGGCAACATTGCTGGGGCCAATTTTATCAGTGCCAACTTCTTTGTGGGCAATGGCAGCTTACTAACTGGTATTGCTGCTGGATCCACTTATGGCAACACCAATGTGGCAGCATTTTTACCAACCTACACAGGTGCTTTGACCAGCATGACTGGTAATGTTATTACTACTGCCAATGTTCAAGGTGCATTCATATTAGGTAATGGCAGTGCTCTAACTGGTATTACCACTAATTATTCTAATGCCAATGTGGCTGCATTTTTGCCTACTTACACAGGTGCTATCACCAGTATGACAGGCAATGTGACTACCACTGCCAATGTGCAAGCCGGTAACATTGTTACCAGTGGCAGCTCAGGTAACATTGCTGGTGCTAATTACATCAGTGCCAACTTCTTCGTGGGTAATGGTAGTTTGTTAACTGGCATTAGCGGTGGCAGCAGTTACGGCGACAGCAATGTGGCCCTATTCCTGCCTAATTATACTGGTGCAATCTCCAGTTTGACTGGTAATGTCACAACCACTGCCAATGTGCAGGGTGCATTTATACTAGGTAACGGCAGTGCTTTAACTGGTATTGTCACCAATTATTCCAACACCAATGTGGCTGCGTTTTTGCCCACTTACACTGGCGCTATCACCAGCATGACTGGCAATGTTACTACCACTGCCAATGTGCAGGGTGCATTTATTTTAGGTAATGGTAGTCAGCTGACCGGAGTTACAGCAACTCTTGCCAATGTTGCTTACGAATTGCAAGCACAGAGTCCTACCCCAGCTGGTAACATCACATTCGATGGTGGCGGCAATATGAATCTACGCACCACTGCCGCCTT